TGTAGCAAGGAGAGTATCATCAACGAGGTGAACGCATTGAAGAACCAAGCCAACGACATCATCAATAAGATGCCGGACTTCGAGCAGACCGTAAAGGACTGTGATCAACTTCTCTCAGAGTTGGACACATCATTTCGTGACCAGCAGAGAACAAATCAGCGACTTGACAACATGGAAAACAAGTTGGACGAGATTTTCAAATACGTCAAATCACAAAAACAAGAATGATATGAACTTAGTAGAACTTATCACAAAATATCAGAGTGACGCTACACCGGAGCAGATGGTGAAGGTAACCAAGATCATCGGCAAGTTTGTGGCTATGCACGCTACGGAAGAAGACCTCCTGAAACTCTACAAGGAGATTTATGGGGTTGTGGGTAACGGCCACTTTAACGACTTCTTTGCTGAGGCTCAGATCAAGAAGATGGTGTTTGAGGATGACAAGGAGGTAGAGCATCGTGCTCCTTACTATACCATGGCCAAGACGCAGGAAATCTATGAGACGGTGAAGGACGAGATTCGGCCATATAACCAATGGGATTTTGCCGTGGTTCTGAACATGATCTACTCTGACAACTATAATCTGATGAAAAAGTGGTTCCCGGAGGACAGCGAAGAGCAGTTGATGGATAAAATGGTGGATCTTGCCGTAAATTGGCTGAGGGATGATGATAACCCTTATGGCCATTGTAAGGCTTGGGGGTACTTCAATCACTAAATTATTTCCATAATGACCTAAGATATATAAAAGAAAACTATCAGAAGAAGAGAATGCAGGCAGAAAATGGGCTTGTGTTCTCTTTTTTCGTATGAAGTTGCGCAACTTATCACAGAGAACTGGGAATGATGGCTTATATTTGCATCGTTTCCATAACGGAGTGTGGACGGATAAATTAAAAATAAAATGAATGATATTCGAGGTTACTTAATTGGGACGATATGGACTTTTCTGAGTCTGCTGGTTCCCATCAGGGATTTTATGATTGCCATGATGGTATTATTTGGACTGAACCTGGTGTTTGGCATCGTGGCTGCAGTGTTTAACGGTGAAGAATGGAGCTGGAAGAAATTCGGTATGTTCTTCGTATGCTGTGCAGTGTTCTTCGTGACGGTGGCAGCATTGTTTATTATCGGTCATTTCTTGCATTCTGATACAGAGGCTCTGTTTTGCGTGAAGTGGGTGTGTATAGCTGCAACCTATCTGTTCACGACCAACATATTGAAGAACCTGAGACGGATGTTAGTGTCAGATACGCCCTTTTATAAACTTGTGGACTATGCTTATTATGCGCTGACACTTGGATTCGTAGAGAAATTCCCGATGTTTAAGAGATACCAAGAATATAAAAACAATAAAGAAAATGGAAATGAAAATGAAGGAAATCAGATTAGAGCAGTTGCTGATGGCAATGCCTAACGCAGGGAAGAGGGCAGAGAAGTTTCTGCCATGCCTGAACCGATTTGCCGAGGAGTTTGAAATAAACACGCCTTTGAGATGGGCGCACTACTTGGCTCAGATTGCCCATGAGAGTTGTGAACTGAGATATACCAAGGAGATTGCCAGCGGAAAGGCGTATGAGGGAAGAAAAGACCTTGGTAACACCCATAAGGGAGATGGCGTAAGGTTTAAGGGGCGTGGGCTGATTCAGATAACAGGGCGAGCCAACTACAGCAAGTATGCCGGATATTGTGGCTATGATGTAGTTAAGAAGCCCTACCTCTTGGAGCAGCCTCTTGGTGCGACACGTTCCTCGATGTGGATATTCGATACCTTCGGTTGCAACGAATTGGCAGACGAGGATAATCTGAAAGCAATTAGACGGAAAATTAACGGTGGCTACAATGGACTGGATAAATGCGAGGAGTATTTGAAAAGGTCCAAGCGAGCACTCAATATCTCATAGCTTATGAAATCGAAACATTTAATTATCTACCTGTTCGTTTGGATAGCTTATTTCTCAATGTTGTTTCTGACGAGTTGTAAGACGAAGACTGTGACGCAGGAACATTATATTACGGACCAAACAAAGACCAAAAGTTCGGATGCCTCCTGGCAGGAGCGATTTGTCTCTGCTTTTGAGCAGATGGCAAATAGCAGGATCCAGGAGCACGAAACATCTGTCAAGGAAACTACCCATACAAAGGATAGTACTTCAACCACTGTAGACCAGAATGGAAAGCCTATCAAGACAGAGTCATGGCACTCTGTTGTGACCAACAGGAACACAAAAGAGGTGCTGAGGCTAAAGGATTCCATTAACATCATATCTAAGAAGGTAGATAAATATCAACTTCTTATGGTTAAAAAAGATTCGCTGATACGGTTAAAGCAAGACTCTATTAACATTATGAGGAGAGAACTAACCAAGAATGAGCAGCGACTTGTGACTATAGGGAAGGTAAGTCTTGGCGCGTTAATAGGTATTATCATGGCCATCACTATTCTTGTTTGGTTATGGCATCGTAAAAAAATGTGATCAAGTATGAAGACAATAACAATTAAAATCATCAAGAAGAGCGTAATGGGTGTGGTAGATGGACTATCTGCCACCATTGCGCAGCATAACCCGGAAGTGGACTTCCAAAGCGTATGGGCCAGTGATGCAGAAGAGGCTAAACTGGATATATACTATAGGGAGGCGATAACCGACTTAGAGAATTTTCTTGCGAGGTTTTCTTCTTCGACCACACAGAAGTTTGATTTGCAGGCTCTGGCTGATGATTTCTCTATCAATATAGTGACACTTGCTTCTTGGCCGCCAAGGTTAAGTGGTGTGCTGAGCAATCAGATTCAGAACTATCTTGTGCATGCAATCCTTGCCGGATGGCTGAGCGACTTCCCAGATATGAACCATACGGACTATGCCAGTATGGGAGCGAGTGACCTTGATGCCATTAAGGAGATTTTGTTAAAGAAAGACTTTAGTTTTGCTGAGGCTGAAAGAAAAGCCGATGATACAACGAAAGAAGGCTCTTCTGCCAGTGATACATCAGTCAGAGCAGTGGACCTTAACGAAAAGGCTGGTTCTTCTCCTATGGCTTCGGCAAGAAGTAGGGACGAAATAGGTAAGCAGAAGACTGCGCTGGCAACTGCCGGGCGGTCTGTAGATGCTGAGGCTAAAAGTCAGAATGAACTGGATGCTGAGGCTCGAAATGTGGACGAAGTAGATAAGGATGGCCAGAGTGGGCCGAAAGGGTCTGAGCGCAATCAGGACTTCGTTTCGCAGCATTTTCATCAGGATCGTGTAGACTGGAGCGGAGGCAGGCCACCTTATGAACTGAGGTAGATTTATTAATCATCTAAATATATTCGAAATATGGATAGTAAACTAATTACGTTGAACTTTAGCATGGAGCAGGTATGTAATGACATATTGGCCCGATGCTATGTGTTGAGCCAGGGACTGGTGGATGATGCCCAGAAGGACATCAGAGCCACTATCGAAAGCCCTGACAGTAAAGAGACTCGCAGTATTATTAATCGTGCTGTAACGGAAGCTATCGGTAATATCAAGGTTGCAGCTCAGCGTTATCTGACCTCAGGTAGAGTGGAGGATAACAATAATCTGGAGCGACTTGTGAAGGGTACGAAGAAGTATGTGTACACCGATAACAACAACGGCACATGGACTGAGGTTGTGACCACAAGCATCATCGGCCAGGAAGATGAGGAAGAGACTTCTACCGTAACCAAGGCTGGCGTAGACCGGGAGGAAAGTGTCTATGAGACTGTTACCCTGAAACTGGAGATTCCGAACTGGAACGTGGCTGTGACGGATGCGCTTAAGAGCAATATGCATCGGTATATGGTTGACTATACGATGAGTCAATTTTTGCAGGATCAGTATGCAGATAAGGCTGGACAGTATGGGGAGAGTGCTACAGCAGACTTCAATAATATGAAGAGCAACCTGTTAAGCCGGGATAACTATACTTTGAGACGGCCGAGCTTTACTTAATGAAACTTTTTTTCTTCTTTCGTTTTAGGTGTGTTTATGGAAAGAGCCTTCGCTTCGGGATAACTCCTGATTTGCGAAGGCTCTTGTTTTTTGACATTTCTTAGAAATCCATGGAACGGTGGTTTTTCTGCTAGAACTTGCTGAAACGCCTGATGATTTCGAGGCGCGTATCAAAGTATTGGTTCATCGATTTCATCTTCAGGTATAGGGCGATGCGGAAGAAACGATAGCTGTGAGTAGCCATGTAGCTGGACTTCATGCCGCCCAAGCGACCGATGTAATGCCAATTCTGATTATCATTGCTACCATATAACCACATGATTGGTATGCTGCCAGACGTGAGGGAATGGATATAGCCTGTAATGGAATCAGGTACGTTATCTTCATCGAACTTCAAGGTACGAGTAACTATGATACCATGATACTCTTTTGGATCTTTGTAATCGTGACCCTTATCAAGCACCATCACGCTGCCATCCCTATATTGTATGTAGGGGTGTGGGTAGGAATTGATAGCCGTAAGCACATTTTGTATAAGAAAAGTGCTCCAGGCATTATCCTTGATAGAATAGCAGAGTGCCACCGTATCAGCCGTAGAGGCCCTACTCGTCTGCGTAACATCCAGACATAAGATGCGAGAGTTTTTGTAGTCGTAGATAACCTGACAATGCTGGAAGAACTCTATTGGCGATGAAGTAAAATCTATGAGTTGACGCATCTGAGCCTTGATAGTCTTGACAGATTCGCTATCCCCTTCTGCATCAACGAAGAAGTTGAGGAACTTACCTAGGCTACCGGAAATGTTGAAGCCGGGACCATCTAAGACATCGGACATGGAAACCACCTGTGACTCTGCTATGCGACTGAGGGAGCGGTTTGTGGCGAAGATAACAGACTGGTCTAACTGTGTGATAGACTTCGGATTGCTGCATACCTCGCGGCTGATTGGGTGGATGCTGCTATAAGTGCCTTTGGAAGAGACTTCCATCGCCCAGATACCATCGGTAGAGAATGCCATTAATGGATACTGACCAAACTGACCTTGGGAGAGAGCACGCGTGGTGGAGGCTATGCCCTGGATGGTTCCGATGCCCACGGTGTTGATGCCGTTAAGAGGGAAAAAGAAGGGATTGTCGGACTCGGATGTGTAAATCTTGGACGGCATATAAACGACATTATCAACGGAGTAAGTAAATTCACTAACCTCATATTTACTGTAATCAGATGTAAAGAAACTGAGATGCATGGCTCCATTGAGTTCTGCACACTCGGTGAGAGGGAAGGAGTAGATATGTGAAGAGGCTTCACCGCTGGTATTTATTAAAGTGCAGAAGAACACCATCTTTGTAGCGCGAGAGTCTGGATAGAATTTCATAGAGTTGAACAAGCCAGCTCTGTTTATATTCCATATTGATACACTCTTCTCTACAATCTTCTGGCCTTCGGTAGTTTCTATAACCGTAACGATTTTGTTTATACCAAGGGATTTTTCAGAATTATCGAGATTCACGAAAAAGCGGCAGCCCTCAGGGAACATAGAAAGTCCAAAACCATCAAAAAGAGTCTCGGATATTCCGTAGACATTAAGTCGGTGGTTGTAGACGTAAGCACCTTCGGCGGTTATAAGGTTGTGGCTTTTGTAGTCGTCCTTCATCTGCTGCTGTAGCGAAACGTTGGCTATTACTGATTTGTCAACAGGCAGGTTTGTGCTAACAGCCGGAAAGTTACTGATGCTTTCCAAATCGAGCGATGCGATCTTGAAGAAGGAAGATGTATTACGTATTTTCTGGCAATAGTTCTCATCAGTCAGTGATGGTATCTCTGCAAGAGACACGTTGTGAAACCCGCCTTTATAAATATATGCACCACTTGATGGCGCATACGAAATAATCCAGTCCTGATCAGGGCACACGTTTCGCATTGTATAGTCGACAGTCTTCAACACAAACTTATTAATACGCTGAGAGCTGTCTGTCTTGGTAATGGGCGGTGTGATATACACATCTATGGACCGAACAATGTTTTTCCATTTCTGCAGCTCGCTAAAGACATCTCTCTGGCAAGCATACATTAAAGCGACATTACGAGGCTGATACATTAGGACGTTATTGCTTGCAGTAAAAGAATATTCCTTTCCGTAAGCATCTTTTCTGTTATACTTTAATGTGTCTGTATACAACTGAACCTTTGATGCGCTCACCACTCTTCCAAAGTCGTCGTACTTTACGTCGCTGGCATCAATAGCAGTATCATCATTTCGTGGTGTTTTCGTGCCAGCCCACGACACGACATTCATGTTATATACCCTGTAATTGTTTGGTATGAGTACGGGCATAAGAATGGGAGCAGAGTGCAGAATTGTGGATCCGTCATATAGACGATAACAATAACGTACCATAAAATTTGCATAGAAACGTCCGTTCTTTGCGATGAGGCTGTTTGTACGATTGATAAGTGCCCAAATGCTTTCGGTTAATTCAGCCTGTTTCTCCAGTTTAACGTCAGCAACGGCATCTCCAGGTTTATACGCTTTGCTTTCTACAATATTCAAGAGATTGCTTACATTCTCCGTTGATACCTGGAAAGCAACCGTAAATCCATCTGCCGAACCTGTAATATCGATTCCACCTGTTTCGTAATTCTCGGGTTGGTCTTCTCTACTGAGAGAAAAAAGAATCCTCATAAATGGCGGCTTTTGTCCCAAGTATTCGTATTTATCTTTGAGCCATACAGCATAGTGTATGCCATCGGTAGCCACGATGATGAGCGTGTTGCCGATGGAGTTGATAGAGATCACGGTGGATTCGTAGTCGAAGGACTTGATAGGTGTAGACGAGCCTAAGGTGCCATCCTGCATGAACCAATAAATGGAGGATGAGGCTATGGCTATGAGGTGGTGGTAACTGCCAGTTTCGTGTACATAAAGAATCTTAGCCACAACACCATTAATGGTGAGTGGCTGAGAGAGGGGTGTTCCTGTGACAATAGAAGGGCGCAATGCGCCATCATGCAGCTCTAGATTGCCGCAGAGGGATAGCGCACCGTTTTCTACTGCCATTTCATCAGGAGTGAGGCTGAGGCCTTTGTATCTAATTGATTGTTGCATATTTCTTAATGTTTAATATTTTATTATCTACAATGCTCGCTGTCGGCCCTATTGACGATTGCTAAGGCTGGACAACTGACGCCATCTACATTGAGATTGATGGTTTCATTAGCCGTAACCAGTTCTATCAGCTTAGTACCAGTCGGGATATTCGGTATGTATCTAAACAAGAAACTGACGGTAGAAACATTACTGGCATGGAGCTGCCCCTTACGGCCAGACAGTTTGATGCATACATTTTTAGCTTCTAACTCCGGTGTGGACTTGATGACATACATCTGCTTACTTGGATTATAGAAACAGAAACAAATCTTATCACCCGGATGGAGATCAAGCAGTTTGCAAGGACTAGACCTTAGAGTGATACGCCCATTCAGATTAAGGGCAAGTCCTCGCTTCTGAACGCGAGGACGATTGAGAATAATGACATCATTTGTTAGCTTCATGATCTTTAGGTTTGTGGAGCCAGAAACGAAAATAGTCGTTTTCGGCATCCTGGTTGCGTATTTTGACGTATTCTCTTGTAACATAGAAATGCTTCTTGTTGAGAGTAGGGTTGAGGTTGTAATCATTCAACATCATGGCTGGCTCAACTCTGCCATCGAAGGAAATCTCGTACCAGTAGCGATGGAGAAAGAACCATGGACGAAGACGGACCTCCTGAATGGTGGTGTAATTACTCTTGTCTGCCCGGCACGGTACGATGCTCCAGCTACCATCCTGCCAATGCTCTGTGGTCACTTCTCCACCTGGTGCCGTTTCATGTTTCTTGATGATGGACTTTTGTATTTTGACGAGAAGGCAAACATCAGCCGTGAAAACTTTAGCCATCTTGCCATGGCAGAGCATGACGAAGCGACCTTTCTTATCAGGAAGTAGGCTACGCTGTTTGCCCGGCTTATTGATGACACAGACGGTGGAGAGGAACTTATGTCTGGCCATGGAGAGAAAATCGGGCAGTTTCGCCTTTTCGTGCATGCGGTCGATGACCTTCTGAACCTTTTTGAAGTTTTTCTCTGCCTGAGTCTCATGAATAGTGACCGGAGATTGAGGTAACTGATCTTTTCCCTTTTGCTCACGAATCTTCTTAACGTTTTCACGAACCTGCTTCTTAGAAGGTATTTCCAGAAGATGCCCCGTTTTTTTATCAAGTCTGTATCTTGTTTCTTGCTTTTCCATAATGAGTAGTCTTTAAATGTTGCCAGAGTTGAGGCAAATGATTTCGAAATGATGATTCTCGCAGATGTCGTTGCCGTTGGCCATACGATGATTGAAGGAGCAAGGGATATGCTTGTTGTACAAATCACACTGGAAGCAATGTTCAGGCACTTCTTCCTGTTCTTTGCTGTCTCCATTATCAGTTGCAGGCATCTTACTTGGTACTGCCCTGACAACACGGCCAAAGTGGTCATAAAGTTGACCGGGAACGATACAGGTTGCCTCACGGAGAGATGGGAGATTGTAACCCATCTTACGGATAAACCAGAGGCGTAGGTAAATGATTAAACGTTTCAACTTCTTCATATATGATTGATGTTATATATTAATAATGTGGGTAAAGGTACGAGAAAAATGAGGATAAAAAGTGATAACTTGCGCAACTTAGCTTGTTGAGAACCAACTTGCGCAAGAATTGTCAGTGATTACTCGGTTTTACCGTCCTTCTCTTTCTGCTTGCCTTCAGTGGAAGGCTCATGCTCGAAGACATCAAAAATCTTGGTCTCGCTGAGGCTCTTCAACTCATAGTCGATCATGGTCTTGCCCATGACCTCATCTACATAGCGCTTGGCACGCTCGATGCTCTTGGCTTGGATGAGGTAGTTGACATAGGTACGCTTCTCCTTATCCTTCTTTTCATCAATGGTGATGAAAGCCAAACGAGCCTTGAACCAAAGATCATCGTCATCAATATCAGAGAAGAAAATCTCGTTGTAGTTGGCTGGGTTGATGTTGGCAATCTTAAGTTCACCAGATACATAGACAGCCATGTTACCGATAATGCTTGCTTCTGCCTCGGTGAAGGAGAGGGCATCAACAACATACAGCTCGTTTACCAATTTCTCGCTTCCATCCTCCTGGGTCTTCTCATAGCGTACCTTGCACTCGAACCATGTGCTTGTACGAGAGCGGAGGGAAGAACCATTACCTGTGCCAATGAAGGACACCTTTGTCTGGTTCTGAGACTTGTCTTGTGTTTTAGCCCTTCCTGAGGCTTTTTTTTCTGTCTTGTTCATAATCTTAAGAATTTAAATTGTTATTAATAATTTTGTCAAACTCTTCCTGAGGTAGCTGTTTTCCGTCTTTGCCAAGATATTCCTTGCAAATGTAATACATGGTGCCAGGATGGTCGGGATGGCGGTAGTGGTCATTCAACTCTATATTGGCAAGCTGCTCATCCGAGGAATTAAAGATAGAACGAGCCTGATGTGCTCTTGGCATACGTTCCATGACGTGGTACTGGATGATGTAGCCATCTTTCTTTATCTGCTCGTCTTTGAGAATAATGAGCATCTTATCTATCTTGGCTTCTTTCTCCTTGATGGTCTTGAAGAGGGAGTTGACCAGCTCCTTGTCGGGCTGTAGCTTCTTCTTCTCTTGGAAATATTGGATGGTTGAGGCTCTAAGTTCTGCCACCAGAAGGAAGAATGTGCCGTTGTCGTTCTGAGGGACATCATTTCCGTCTGCCTTCATGATGATGCCATCGACACGCTTTTCAAGTTCGATGGACTGGCGCAGCATCTTCTTATCGCGGTGTGCCCAATATTCCTTTTCCGTTGTTCGCATAGCTGAAACCAGCTTGCGAAAGGATAATACTGATTCTTCACTCATATCTTATTTGATTCCTAAATTTTGTTTGACTTTTCTGATGCGCTCCTGTTCCTTGGGGAGGAGGTTACCTTTTTCGTCTATTCGGCAGAGGAGTCTGAGATTTGGCTTAATGGTAATCCACTTGTGGAGGCCATCGTGTTCACGCTTTATCTGTCGAAGTTGGGCTTCTTGCAGTCTTTCGTGCAAATGCTGCTCATGACGAAGTTTATTGATTTCGTTCTGTATTCTGTCCATTGGCTATATCTTCTTCTGCAGGGATTAAACTATATAATGAATCCCATTGTTCTTTTCCTACATATTCAAGTGCTTTTTCTACATCTTCAACACGAACAAAATCAAAGTCCATTTTGTTTGGCATATTGCTAATAAATGTATAGTCTATAGCACATGATTGCATGTATTCCTTAAAATGCTTCTTCTCTTCCTTAGAGAGGTAAGAAGGACGATTGACAAGTCGCTCCTCAAAGATTTGAAATGCTCTCGCATTACCATCATTAATTTTCATTGCGCTTGATTTGAATGAACGAATAGCTTCCTCCATCTTCTTTAAAAACTTATCATGCCCCAAATTGAGTTCTGCAACTTCAACCTTTAACATGGATAGAGCTTCTTCCGTATCTTTCAAACGAGATATTTTGCTGTTGACAGCATCGGAAGCAGAAGCTAATACATTTAGAGATTTCTCTAGATTGGCATCATTTTTCTTGATAGCCTCTCTGTATGAGATAAGTTCATCACGCTGATCTGCGATAATTCGCATCATACGCTTGTTTCTGTCATCGAAGCGAACCTTGAAGTTCTTGTCTCTTAGCGTGCAAGAGACGATGCCAAGCGTGATAACAAAGACCACGCTGAGGCAAATAATTAATGTTATTGTTACATACATAATTTATAATGTTTAAAGTTCTATTACTTCTGCTTTGTCGGCAGGAATGTCGTAATAAGGGATGGAATATTCTTTGTCCTTCATTTCGTCTGGGAGATAGCAGCGGTAGTATACTCCGTAGAAGTTTTGCCATTTTTCCTTGACTGTGAGTATAGTTCCAGCCGGAAGCTCAGGCTTTGGCTTAAATGAAGAACGAGGATAACATCCTGTCTCATGCTCATCAGCTGCGCAACAAGATGAGGATTTCCATAAATGAATTTTCATTTTTACTTCTTTTCTTTACTCATTTTTATTGCTTTTCTAGCCAGTTTTCCTAAAGTCGAAGGACTAGCTTCAGGAAAGCCTTCTTTGAACTTTGCTCTTACTGCATAGAATATTTCGCTTTTTCTTTTTGCTTCTCTGTATTTGTCTTGTATAGAAGACAGTTGCCTGATAGCCTCTCCAGCTTCAATGGTAAAGCTATCATCAGAGCATGCTTCAACCTCTGTTGCAATTTGAGACCAAGCAAAACTTATAGCATCGTATTCTGATTCTGTTAAGTATATATTCATTGCTCTAATTCTTCTTTAATAATTCTCAACTGTGATAAAACATGCTCTGCATTGATAAACTTGGAGTCAGAAATATTTAATGCGGATTCTATCTCAAGGATGAGCATATTAACTCTTAATTTGACATTTAACTCTTTCATACGCTATTTCTTTTTATCTAACCATTCCATTATGTTATGATAGGCATTATCTTTGTAACTTCTCATAAAATACTCTAAATTGTCTCTTTTTTTGAGATAATCAGATAAATCGCCTCGCCAATAACCATACAGATTAGCGAGTAATTCGCTTGACATTTCATTGATGCAATACTTGATGAGCTTTTGTTGCTCCACATTCTTGTTATAATGAAAGAGTGAATACGATGCATGTTTGATCCATCTCCACCACTTTGAGGTAAACTTCTTTACTTCTATCTTTTTGGGAAGTTCCTCTCTTCTTGTGTGCATATCAATGAGCTTATTATACTCTTCTATGCTAATTGTTATTTGTCTTTCCATACACTAATTGATTTTACTCTCAATCGTTTTGAACTTGCTTTTAAGATTTATAATTTTATGTCTTGCTCTTGCTTTGTCATAACTTTGCAGCCAAGATGCTTATTAAAATACTTTAAGTCCTTTCCGTTAATTTCTCTATCTGCAACAAATCGGTTATGCTGCAAAATACGAGACGATGCTATAGTTCGGGAACATGCCTATCTGCCTGGCAGATAGGCTTTGATGGTATTCTTCCAATGTTTTGTCTATCTCATAACCAACAAAGTTTCTACCACTGTCTAATGCGGCTTGCATTGTCGTTCCAAGACCAAGGAATGGGTCGAGCACCGTGTCTCCCTTGCACGAATACATGTTGATAAGACGGTAAGGTATTTCGTAAGGGAAGGCTGCGCTTCTTGTTCGAGATTTTCCGTCAGCCATCTTCTGCTTTACACCCTTCACATTCCAGGTGTCAGAGAACCACGTATTTCTCTCTTCCCAGAAGAATGCGCTTTGTCTTCGATTTCTCTTCTCCTCCTCGGTCTTAAACTTTCGCCTTTTGCCCTTTCTGAATATTAGTATATATTCGTGTTCGAGGGTGACATAAGCACCACAGGGAAGCATACCACTTCCCATAAACTTATTTGGGGCATTTGTTTGCTTCCTCCAAATGACGCATGGATGTTCCGTAAAACCAAGACCTCTGCAATATAGCGATATTTTCGCATAGTTATTGAACAGTTGGAAGTTTCCATTGATAGTTCTTGTAGCATCTCCTATATTGATACAAAGGAAACCTCCTTCTGAAAGAACCCTGTAACACTCCCTCCATATATTGTTGAGTATTCCATGCATTAAATCGAAAGATACGGATGGATTATCTGCAAGGTTGTACGCAATGGCTTTATTTTGCATTGCAAATATATCGTCCCACATTTCAACCATCGGATATGGAGGCGATGTTACTACAATATTGATGCTTTCATCTGCCAACTCTTCCATATTGCATGCAGACTTATAATAGATATTTCTTTTCATACGCTACTCTTTTTGATTGACCAGCGATATTTCATGAATGTCATCCATATTGTTTGGTTCATGATGGTGGTACGATGTCCGAATATCGGTTTGTAATCTTTAATTGCCTTTAGTACTTCACCTACCTTTATCTGTTGCTCGTTCCACTTAAAAATGAGTGTTCCGCCAGTTTTCAGTACTCTCATGCCCTCGTGGATAGAGTCATTGATGAACGCTTGCCAATTTTCGGGAAGTTTGCCATATTTCTTGCATAGCCAGGAGTTCTGACCTACTTTTTGTAGATGAGGAGGGTCGAATACTACCATATTAAACGTTTCATCTTCGAATGGCAAGGCTGTGCAATCGGCTATCATATCTGGTTGCACGTCTAGTTTGCGTCCATCACATAATGTGTCGTGATACTCTCTTATGTCTGTGAAGAGAACATTTGGGTCATGTTTATCGAAATAGAACATTCGAGAGCCACAGCACATGTCTAAAATTGTTTTTTCCATACGCTACTTATTCACTTTGACTAAATTTTTGAGATTGTTGAAAGCCTCATAGTCTTCCTTGCTGATTTCTATGCAGTTGTCGAACTGGATAGTTGCAGGATCAACTATCTCTGAATATCCTTCAGAGATCACCTTAATAGCCTCCATAAGAGGGAACAATGGTGAGCCATCATCCTTCATAAAGGTAAAGTCAACCTTACGCCATGAGTTGGCTATGTCTTTGCGCATGAATGATGCGACTACATAAAAACATCTTTTCTTCATATTACTTCTTGTTTTTAATGATTTTGTTTAATATTTGCTTGTTGTGTTCTGTATCATCGTTACTCAGATGATAAGATCTTATATTCTCAACGATGCCTAAATCAACTGAAAGCATGTAATCGTTGACAACTTTAATGAAGTCTTCCAGAGAGCGACAAAGAGCGTATTTATATCCAGCACACTGCCAATAGCCCTGGAAACGTTTCTGATGAGCTGTCTGATTGTTTGTCTTGCCATACTTCAATTCAATGCCCAAGCCGTAGAATAATTCTGTACCCCTGTTGAGAGCTCCATTTTTGCCATTCTTGTATGAAGGGAGAGCCAGGATGAGATCTGGAACGCCCGGCACAACTCCTGATGCAGCGTTGATGGCTATCTTCTTGCCACTGGTAGCACCATCAGCCTCATTCTTGGGATGGAAGAGGAGAGAGGCATAAGCCGGGTACTGGAGACGGAACCAGCGTACACAAGCTATCTGTAGCTGCCCTTCATGTTGCACCTTCTTCTGTTTGTTAGCAGATTTCTTGGTGTATTCAGGATAATTGCCGTTGAGGCGGTCGATTAATTCTTGTCTGTCCATAATCGTATGAATTAAATTGTTTGTTACTTGTATCTTAGTCGCTGAGGAGAGATTGGAGATAATTCTGAGTCTGATCATCCAAGTCGGCCAGTGACTGTTCTTCTTCTGCCACCGATGGATTCCAGACGATGCCCAGTTTGGCTAAAGTGCCATTCTTGTAGGCATCTTTCACCATCTGTGCCATGGATCCATTCGGGTTATTCTTGGAGGCTTCTATCCAGCCGAGATACTTCTGCCGTAGGGCTTCGGTCTGTTCTTTCTCCAATTCCTTCTTGCGCTCTTCTTTCATTCTGAGGCGAGCTTCTATTTCCTCGTTGGTCTCCTCGCGTTGAGGCTGTGGAGGAGAAGGTGGTGGAGAACTTGAATGCTGAGGCTTCTTCCCGGCTGAGGCTACAACTGTAGGATTGTCGAAGGTTCCTTCCATCAGAGCCTCGTAGTTTTTGGGATTGAAGAGCCAGTTGAAGGAGATATAGCATCCACCATCCTTGCGTCCTGAGAGAAGATCGGAGTTGAGAGCCTTGCGAAGCATCGGTTCTATATCCTCGAAGGAATAGTCTGAGATAAACTTTGCCACCATTTTCTTGCGGTCGGGAGTCATCTTTGAGATAGGCTTGACCTGCGTGCCCAGAAAGAGGCGATTGAAGAGTCTTAGCACTTCCGAGAACTGAACTTCCGGATCCAACGACTTTTTTTCTTTTTCTTTTTTTTGTGTGTGGGTGTGGGCTTTCTCCTTTCTTTGTTTGTTTTCTTTTATAGGGGGTTCGGGGGAAATGTTTTCTTTTATTTGTTTCTTTCCTCTTACTTCTGTGCCCTTACCCTTGCCCTTATCTGTGCCCTCAACTTCGGCAGAATTTTCGGTATCACCTTTATTTAAAGGGGTTTCGGGATTGTTAATCTGTGCCCTATACTGTGCCTTTTGGTGTGCCCCTTGTTTAGGGTGTGCCCTTAATCGTGCCCTATCTTTGCCCTTAATCGTGCCCCTATCTGTGCCCTTGTTATCTTGAAGATACGCTGCACAATCTTGAGTATCAGTAACTTGTGAAGTTAAAATCTGTGCCCCTGATTGTGCCCCTATCTGTGCCCTAAAGAGTGCCCCATTCTGTGCCCCAAGTGGGTTTTGATAGGGTAGTATGCAGTGGGAGAGGGGATGCGAACTGTTAACATACACTATTGTTGAGGCTTTAGGGGAGCTGCATTTTGTGATGATTCGCTCCTGTATGAGAACATCGATGGCACAGCGGATAGACTTGACCGAGGTATGGAGCCGATCAGCCAACAGACGTAAGGAGAGCGTAGCAGCGGAAGCCTCATTGTGGGTGGCAGACAGGAGCACGTAGATGAGCACCTGCACCACCACCGGACGATGAAAGTAACGCCACTGCAGCAGCTCTGGAGTAAGAATGTAGCCATCTGTTTTCATTTGCTGTTTCTTTTATTTGGAATATAGAATTTACAATATTATATTGTAACTCATTGTTTGTAGAACCAGGAGTAACCTCCTGCGGTCTTACGCTTGCCTCGTAACACTTGGCAGATGTTAGATGCCGATATACCAGTACGTCTTTCGGCATTTTTGATGGATAAATAGCAACGTGTGGTTGTACCATTATTCATAACTATAGCCTTGCTATTCAGTGTCTTAGACTTCTTGCGACTGGCGGAATATACACTAAGTCGGGAACACCAAGAGAGGTTGGAGAAATGATTGTTGGTGAGCTTTCCATCCTTATGCCTAACGAATGGTTGATTCGCCTTGTTGGGGATAAAGGTCTCAGCCACCAGCCTATGAACCAATTCTTCGTGCATCTTACCCTCATAGAATAGACGAACACGAAACAAACCTCTATCATTTATGTTCTGGGTAACGATAGCACCCCTTTTCAGACATAGTGTGCCATTGTTGTCCACCATCCTTGGATGCCTTCGAATTCTGCCAAAGGTGGATGCCTGATATTGATTGGCGTAACGTGGAATGTTTTTCCAAAATTCCTTTTCCATATCTATTATTAATTATGCGTTTCTGTGTTCCAGGAGCCACTGTAGGTGAACAATCTTAGAAGGATCACGGAAGAGGGATTTTGCCTTATCTATATCTGGATTCAGCATTATCTTCTTTTCTTTCCTTGCTGCTGCTCTTTTCTTCTGATAGTATCTGCGCTGGTACTCCTTCACCTTTTCGGGGTGATTCTGTCTCCAGTTCTTAGATTTTTCCAGTAATTTTTCTTTGTTGCGCTGATAGTATTTCTGATAGTATCCAGTACCGTTGGCTCGTTTCTTGGCTGCATTTTCCCGATATAGCTTCTGCTTTTCGGGATGATCCTTGATGTATTTGCGAGAATAGGCGAGCATTTTATCACGATGCTTAAGATAGTATTCTCGCTGACGGGCTATGCGGTTTGACTTTGTTTTTTCTGATTCCATGATGATTGAAATTATATAAAAACCACATTTCTGTTTACCTATAATCATTCGCATGGCAGTTTCTCCTGATGCTGCACGTATCTTTTGTGCTTAAGGCAATACTTGCCATTGATGCAGTTACGCCCATCATGGCAGAGGAGGTACTTGCGAGCTGCATAGGTGCTCTTACTTCTGGAATCGCTCATAATAGTAAGTTACTATTTGATGCTCGGTAGGCTGAAAGCCATTACGAATGGTAAGAGTATCTACTATCTCATCATAGGTACTCTGAGGCATCTGTAAAATGAGATTTTCATCATGAATGCCCTGAGAGAGTTTACTGAGGTAGAGCCATCCAAAGACTAGCCAGATGGCAATGCAGAAGATGATCTTAATTGTTTTCATAACTTTATCTTTTTATATTGTTTATATTAGCGGTAGGTAAAGGGATTCATCTTATTTGGAACACAGATAGTCTTGAACTTGGCAGGCACATGCATCCAGCTCTGATACTTTGTATTCGTGGCGAGTAATCTTGCCATTTCTGCCTCTTGCGAAGTCTTTCACCTTTCCTTCACGTTTCCATCGCTCAACGTTTTTTCTTCCGTAGATGTCGTATGCCTTGGCTTGTGTGAGGAACGGACGTTTACCCACAGCCTTGCAGACTTCTTCTTTCACAACGTTGCGTATGGCTGACAGGAATGTATCAAAGGATAGCATCTTATCTGCAAACTGGATTTGTACTACTTCGTTCATGACTATTGTTTTTATTTGATTCGTGTAACTGTGATGATTTCTTTCTCCCGGTTGATTTTGGTTTTGAACTTACGACAGTAAATTACACCTAATTCCGAGCAGGTTGTCTTGATCGTTCTCATTCTCCTGATAGGGAAACTGATTGATTTACCCAGCTCCAGTTCTCTGATCTGAGGTCTGAGTGGTACTTTTTCTTCTGACATATTGCTTGAATTTAATTATTATTTTATTAGTTTGAAATCGTAAACGAAAACGAAAGGATTGCTGTCCCAATGGACGTGGAGTTTACAGCTAAGCGTCTTGTATGCTCCGATAGGAGTTCTGTGCCACCATTTCTTACGTTTGCTATCGTTAGTGGCATCGTATGAATAGGCATCATGAACCCCTTCAATGTGGCTACAGAAGATTCCTTCCTTCATGCAGTCATCGGTGCTGATGTCCCACAATCGTTCTACTCGAATGTTCGTTATGCGGATGCGGTGCGGCATGAGGTCTGCCTTAACGAACATTTTGTTGTAGCAACCTTTCTCGTATTTAATACACTCTAATGGCATCCCATGAATGCCACAAAGGCGATAGAACTCATCATTGTCTGCAAGGTCTATGTATCTTTGCGCAATAGCTACATTTTCTCCAACCTTGAATGGTGAATGTTTCAAGGCGTAATCAAGCATTTCTTTCAGTTCTTCACCCTCTGCTTTATAAAGTCGGTCTTTACAAGATCTCTTCCAAGCAGCAATAGATTCTTTTGTCCAACCATCGTACGTGTCCAAACGCTCGAAAAGCATTGTAGGATTCAGAATACGTCTTGTCTGAGTCTTGCGACCATCTATAACTGCTTCGGTGAGACCGTACTGGTCATTGAACATTATCTTTTTCATTTTGTGCCTCCTTCCTCTATGGTAGGAACTAAGTCCTTGATGTAAGCCCAGTAAGCGAAGCGGAAATCTTTGCGGATGATTCCGTTCCATTTCATCTTATCGCTTATGTTGTGATCATCAAAAAACTTATGGACCAAGCATTTTTCTAAGTCTATAAGAACCGGATGAGTGAAGTCTTTGGAAACACCAATGATAAAGGTGTGCAAATTTTCCGGAACTTCCTTTGCTTTATGCCATGATTGGCTGAGGCTGATGTATTCTACCTCATTTTCATAACACCAAGGGTACAAATCTTTCGGAACCTTATTTTTGTATCCAATCCAATATTCTTCATCTGAAACATTTCCTACGGCTATTAAGCCTAATTTGTGTATCAAAGAATTTGTTCGAACCCATAACCTTTTAGGCGCATCAGGAACTTTTTTATCTTCACTCTTCATTCTTCTTCAAATTTATTTGGTACTTATGTATTTATTTACTAACTTTGCAGCGCAAATCAGATGTTAGTCATACTAACAAATCCTTTCAGCAAACGGTCATTTGTTGAAAACTATCTCGAAAGAGACTTTAGAGCCCTTGGATTCCGCACCCTTGGGCTTTTTTGTTGCCCATGACCGTGGGCAAATAAGCTTCTCGGCAATGTGCTGAGTCGCAAAGCAGAAGGGAGGTGTTAAGTATGACAGAATCTGATTTGCACAAAAAGGGTAAGAAACTTATCTTTCGTAGATACTTCCGAGATAAGAATGGTAAGATTCATTTCCCGAAGAAGTCTCGTGTATTCCCAATGTGGGTAAATGAGAAGTAACTTTTCCTTTTTGGTGGGCAGCAGCTGGATGCCCACTTTTCTCTTCTATCCATCCTCTGCCTTAGCCGATTCCGGAAATATTTTATCTTCATTCTTCATTATTCTTCAAATTTATTTGGTACTTATTTATTTATTTACTAACTTTATGGTGCAAAAGTAATAAAAAAGAATGTAACTACATATAAATGTATTTAATTATTAAGTTAGTTAAATACTATTTTATGTTTATTAATATAATATGTAAATAAAATAGGATTTATGAACGAGCTTAATGTAAATATCGGCCTAGCTATTGAACAAAGAGTAAATGAGCTTGGCATTTCAAAGTCTGAGTTAGCTAGAAGGCTTGGCATCGCTCAGCAGAATGTAAATAAGATGATATTTAGCAAAGAATCGCTAGATACGGCAAAGTTGATGGAGATAAGCAAGGCTCTTGATTACAATTTCTTTGAGCTTTATGCCAATCTCTCACCAAAGAAGACTTCTTTGTTTAATTCTGCCAAGTTGCAGTCTTTGATAAATGAAAAGGGACTTGGCAATATTGAATTTGCTTCAAAGGTCGAGTTGACACGTTCTGAGCTTGCTAACATAATGGAAGGTGGTGATGTGTCCCTAAGTATGGTGGAGAAAATGGCTGAGGCTCTATGTGTAAAGCCGTCAGAGCTTATCAATGGTACTTCTTCCAATGTTGGGTCAGAGGCTATGAGCCAATCTGATATGGAGAAAGAACTAATTGAGCTGAGGGCAGAAAATAAACTACTCAGAGAACTTCAAGGTCTTCCAGCAAGAAAATGGCAAATGTAGGATAATTAAAATGTTATCTTGTTATGGAAGTGGTTATTTTGGTTCTTCTAGTGCTAGTTTGCCTATACTTTATAGTGCAAGGTATTGATGTCGTTCAAAGATATTTTGATTCTTCTAAGAGTGACAAAGATATTTTCGTAGCTAATACCCCAGTAGCGAATGAGCAACTTGTTTTAAAGAATGAGTTAAACATAGCTCGTTCCAAGGTTTCTCAGCTCCAAAAAGAGTTGAAAGAGCAATCTATCAAAGTAGATGAGTTGCAAAAGTCTGCAAATTCTTATAAGGAACAGATGGATGAATATAAATGGATGGTGGATGCAAAAGAAATGCAGCTTTCCATAAAAGAAAAAGAAATAGATAAACTTCAGTTTGGACTCACAAACAACAAATCGGTTATCCAAGGCCAGAATTTCGAGAAAAACGAACTAGCAGATTCTTTGAAAATAGCCCAGGAAGAAAATTCTAAAGCAGACTGGGCATATTCGGAGCTTTATGAGAAATGTGAAGCTTGTGAAGAAGATATAGAAAGACTCAAAGAACAAATAGATTCTTTTGATAAAATTATCAATAATAAGAATCCTTTTGATTACGTGGCTCATCTTCGTGCTCATGCTTTGGAGCATGTAAATGAATATGCAGGCAAAAAGGTTGAAGAATTAGCGGTGCTTTTTAAATATCAATATAAGTTTGAGTATCTTCTTTCCATATATCCAGAGCTGAGGGCTTATAAGGATGATGATGCGTATATTAAGTATATTCAAGAGGAGGAGCAGAGATGCAATATTGATAATTGGTTGGATGATAAAAACTACAGTAAACTTTCAGAGATAGAACGTGAGCAATTGGCTGTTGAAAGATATATTGATAATTATAAATTTAGATGGTCTAATTGGGAAAAAGGTCGTAACTACGAAATCTATGTAGCTTATATGCTATATAATGACAAGACGATTTGTAATGATGGATATGACATTATTCAAGAAGGTCTGAATAAGAAACTTGAAGACAAGGGACGCGACATCATCGCAATCCATAGGAAAACAGGACGAGTTTTAATAGTGCAATGTAAAAATTGGAGTGAACATAGTATAATTAGGGAAAATGTTATATTCCAACTCTATGGCTCGTATACTCAATGGCTTGTCGATAATGGTAAAAGTCTGACTGATGATGTGATTCCATGCTTGTATTATACATGTGATTTGTCATCAGTGGCAGAAGAATGCGCTAGAATGCTCCATGTAAGATGTAAAAAATTACCAATGGGGAAGTTTCCTGCAATCAAATGCAATGTAAATCATAATACAGGGCAGCTGATATATCATCTTCCGTTTGATAGACACTATGACCTAGTGAAGATTAATGCCAAAGGCAAAGGCTATAAATTTAGTATTGCTGAGGCTATAAAAGAAGGTTTTAGAAGAGCGTATAATCATTAACATAAAATAGTAAGGATGAATAAAATGGGAGAAAAACAAATTATAGAAATAGCCAAGTATGATAAGGCTAATAAGTAATTCAAGAACTGTTTAGAGTAGCAAGTAAAAAGCTTAGTAAATATAAGGCTTTACAACTTTGTAGCGACAATAATCTTTGTGGTTTTTGTAAGTTCTTGTAAATGAGCAAATTAAAGATAAGCACTTAATAATTATTAAGTTATCTAAGAATTAAAATAATATGTTTGGCACGTTTAACGTGACAAATGTCACAAGAAATTTATAAATAGTTTAGAGTATGGCAACATTTAAAATCTTAGTTCAGCATAGAAGAAGTGATGGTTTCTATCCTGTTTATATCAGATTGACTCATAATAGAAAGGTTTGCTATCTAAAGACCGATAAGATGGTAAACGATAAGGGTATCGTGAAGGGTACGAAAGAGGTGAAAGATACTTTCGTGCTTACAAGTTTGATGCCAAATATCAATAAATGGGTAGATGGATTGAATAGAGTAGATTCTTCTCAATGGACTATAGAGGAGGTTAGAAGATTCATTCAACAAGGCGAGGAGGGTGTTTGTTTTTCTGATTTTGCTAGAGAATATATAGATACACTTTATGATATATTGGAATATCATTCTGTATTAACCTACGGGCAAGCATTGAACAATTTGGAAACCTATGCTGGTAGCACTAAGATTATGTTTAACCAACTAACTACATCATTCATTGAAAATTGGATAAAATCCTTATCAGAGAAGAAAGCAATTAAGTTTACCTACCCTACGTATATCAAGCGATTGTTCAACGAGGGAGTAAAAAAATATAATGACTACGACAATGACATCATAAGAATAAAAAATAATCCTTGGGTGAAGATTAAGATACCAAGGGTAGATAAGGCAAAGAAGAAGGCTATAACCATGGAAGAATGCCGAAAGTTCTTTTCTATAGTCTCTGAAAAGAAATCGTATCAAAGAGTTATGGATATTTGTAAGATGGTGTTGTGTTTAGCTGGAATAAATGTTGCCGACCTATATAACATGAAAAAGAAGGACTACTTTGATGGAATCCTTCATTATGAGCGCAAGAAAACCAGAGGTAGGAGAGAAGATAATGCCTATATAGAAATGAAGGTTCCTGATATACTTTTTCCAACTATCGAAAAATATTTATCTAGTAACCCAAATGATGAATATCTTTTTTCTTTTCATTCCAAGATGGGGGAAAAGTCATTAGATACATTTCTCTCTTCCTATTTAAAGAAAATCTGCAAAGAGCTGTTGGGCTTTGAAAAGGGACATTACTATACTCCTTATACATTTCGACATACTTGGGCTACTATCGCTCAAAATGACTTAGGAGCAAGTTACGAGGAAATTGGCTTTGCCTTGAATCACATCAGTACCCACAAGGTGACAATGGGCTATGTGAAACCTGATTTCTCTAGAGCATGGGAATTAAATGAGAAGGTAGTGGAGAAGGTGTTTTTCACTAACGACAAGAGCAAACGCCTAGAGGAACATCATCTGCCTGTATTCGATAAGGTAGAGGAAAACTTTGAGTTGTCTGCTGATGCTTACTTTATGGGTGAGGTTGTGGCTCATGTTGATGGCAAGGGCTATCGGAACACAGATGAGATAATAGAACAGCTCATGGCCAGCATAAATGATACTGTGCCTAAGAACTGCACGATACAGATTAAGGTGAAGAATATCACCAAGGACCAGACGAAGTACTTTGAACGAGTCAGGGACATAAAATAGCTATTTTGTGTTAATTCAGATTAAAATCGACCCAATATAAGTTAAAATAGAGCGTTTTTGCTCAATAATCAAGTCAAGGGTAGTCTTCTCTAAAGTTGAAGAAAATTTAGAGAGGGCTACCCATTTTTTATATTTAGCCATTATTAACAATTTTGAGATTTTTGATGTTGATAGTGGTTTCTTGTTTCTCAAATTTCTCTTCCAACTGCATGAAAGATTCCTCCACAGATAAGTTTCTGGATTCATCATTATTGAACGATACAGACTGGAGTTTAGGAGCCACGTATGGTAGAAACTTTGCCACCATCGCCAGTCGTCCGGCAGGCTCGTCAATCTGCATGAGATCTGTGAAAAGTGAATAGTTCTTCTCATTGATACCATTGATGTAGCCAGTAAGGGCATCACGTAGGCTTTCACGCACACTTTTGGTAATCTTATTAGGTGTGCCAGCCTTACGTCCGCCAGTCTTCTTCCTCTTTGGCTTCGGCTCATTACTATTGTCTTGTTTTACTGCCATATTCTATTGATTTTTAATGTTTACTGATAGTTTTCGGTTGCAAATATAGGAAGAAATTACGAAACTTGGTGTTCAAGTTGCGGAACTTATCACAGATAGGTAAGAAAAACGCATTACTTTTGAACAGTTTAAACATTAAAATTCGAATTTTATGGGATTAATTGGAAGTATTGTTGGTGGACTGACCTCTGCTGCAGGTGGTTCACTAGCAGCTAAAGCAAGAAACAAGGGATATAATGAGTATATCAAAATGTTTCAAGACCGTATGCAGCAGGTGAAGGATCATCGTGATAACTTGTATTATCAGGACCCTACTCAATCTGCTGAAAATCAGGTAGCCGTGACCAATGCCCAGAAGGTATTGGATAATGCTACAGAGACCGCAAAGAACACCAATATTGTTAGTGGCGGTTCTGATGAATCGGTTGCGCTGAGTAAGCAGGCTGCCCAGGAGCAGGTTGGTAAGATGGTGCAAGAGGCTGCTGTGCAAGGTGCTCAGACCAAAGAAAATGTGTGGAATACTGCTGATTCGCAGATAGACCAGATGACTAACTACATCGCCACAGCCAAGAAGGAGAAAGCTCTTTCTACAGCACAGGGTATTACGGATGCTGCTGGTGGCTTGGCTGGCGCAGCAAGTAAATTGCCATTTTAAGGAAGGAGGTGATTATGGGATTTACATTGGATGATTTAACTCCTAAACGTCCGGCAACAGCAACAACTCCTATTACAGATTTCCCTTCTGATAATGTGGGGCAGCCGGATGATACACCTGTTCAGAATACAGCTATTGATACTACTGGTATTACCGGGAATGGTGTCCATGAATCTTTTGCAGAACAGCCAACCGAGGAAGTTACCAAGGTGGAGCCTAACCAGGGTATCAAGATAGACTGGAGCAGACCTTATAGCGAGATAGAGCAGAACCCTCTCTTGCGGCAGATGAAGCCTTATGACATCATGCGAGATTACCAAAAGAATGGTGATGGAAACTGGTCTGCCTTCATGCCATGGCTCAATACTCTGGGTGATGGAGATAAAACCGTAGCTGCCAATGAAGCCTTGAAGAAGAAAGCGGAGAGGAAGGCCAAGATGGAGCAATGGGGCAATTTCCTGATGCATCTTGGCAATTTCATCGGTACAGTTCAAGGTGCTCCATCGCAGAAGATTGAATCTGCACAAGAACTTACTGATCGCCAACGCAAGATAAGAGAGGCTACAGATGCTTTAAGAGCTAAGGGCTATGACCAGATGATGGTGAATATCTATAAGGACCGTCAAGACAAACAGGCTCAGATGCAGGCAGAGGCTGCTGCAAAGGCAAATGAGGCACTGGCTGCTTATCGTGGTTCACAGAAAGCGCAAGAGGATGCTCTTACTCCTGTTAAGGTCGAAGAAGTGAATCAATCTACAAGACGACATTCTACAGCTGCAGACTTGAATGTTTCAAAGAAGGAGACAGAGGATGCTTTGAGAGGCAAGAAGGGTAAGTTGCTGGACAAGCAGGCTGATGCTGCAGCTGCAAGTGCTGCAGATAGGCGTTCTCATGTTGCCGTAAATAATTCGACAACAGCAAAAAACAATGCTGCAACTAATAAGACGATTAGAACAACGCCAAAATATTCTCAAGCAGAATATGGTAAAAGGTTCATCAAATACTATAATCACATGAAAAAGAAGGGAGGCAATAATCTTGCTTCTATTTATGAAGAAAAGTATGGCATTGGTAAAAATGGAGATACTGGCAAGCAGTGGGATGCAAGTCTTCAAAGAATGTTCGTTGATGATGTTGAAGAACAAGGTCTTGCACCTAAGAGTCTCGGTATTGGCATTGGTCGCAAATCAAATAATGGCAAAACAAATAAAGGTAAACATTTAAAATTATAATATGGACGATAATATAAAGAAATTACATCAAGCGTTAATTGATGATGGTTATGATGATGTTGGTACAGAGCAGGAATTTAGAGACTATGTTTCTGACAGCAAAAATGTAGCTACACTTTATAATGCATTAAGTGAAGCAGGATATGATAATTTTAAAGACCAAAAATCTTTAGAGACATATCTTTCAGCTAAGGCACCTGTTGCTCAAAAGCCTTCAACTCCTCAGAGTAGTGGGCAGAGTGTTTCTTCTAAGGAGAAAAAGCAGTCTCAATATCCGCAAGAGGTGAAGCGAGGTGAGTTAAAGAAGCCTAGCTTGATTTCGCAAGCACTCGGCATGATACCGAAGGTGGATGCAGGTAATATCGGTAGGGAGCAGAAAATGGGTGGTATGATTACCAGTATGCTTCTTGGTGGTAATGAGCAGCAAGCACAGCCGATGCAGCAGCCACAAGACAATAATCAGCAGGTGCAGCAGACCGCACAGGGGAATGCTAGCCAAGAACAGAAGCAGGAGCCAGCTCCTTCTATCCCTAGCGTAGTGAACGACAATACTTTGATGGATGCCAAGTTTGCTAACTATCTTGAAGATTGGAAGAAGCGACCAGATAAGGAAGGCAACTATTTTGAGAACTTCGTGGCTGACCTTGAAGCTGACGGTATGAATCCAGATGAGGCTCTTGAAGCTACTCGTAGTGCGCAGTACAGATATGCTAATCGTTCTGCCATGGACGTTACCAACCAGGTAGTATCTTCTTTGCCTGATGATACGGTGCAGGATGCTGAGCAGAGTATCGGGGCGCAATGGTATAGCCATGGCGTGCAGGATAAGTTGAAGCAGGAGGCAGACAGCATGGGTATCAGTTATGATGACTATGTGGCTCATTTCCTGAAGCCTGCTATGGTGCAGAGTCTGGTGAACAAATATGGTCCGAATTATCGCAATATAGCCGAGGGCATCGCAACTCGCCTCTATTCTCACGATGAGCATGTGCAGGACAGACTGATGAATCAGGACATCAATGATGCTCTTTCTAGTGTTATCAATAAGTATGTGAATCCATCTGTAGTGGATGAGTACAACAAGGCTCAGGAGGCAGGCAGTAAGGCATTTACGGAGGGAATGGAAGGAAGCCAGTTTATTCCGGCTAATCTTCGTCTGGGTACAGCACTTGGTGCTCAGTATGAGGCAAACGAGGCCAAGGATCCAGCAAAGGTGCTTTCTGGTTTGCAGCAGAAGTTTGGCAAACTCTACCGGAATCCGAAGTTCCTGAATGACATGAGCAATGCCGCATTTAAGGTGATGCAACGGTATGGCTTGAATGGCACTCTTAGTGGTAATCCTAAGCAGTTCAAGCCAATGATCAATGCTGCCATTAAGAATGAGTTGGACCAGCTGGAGATTAAGGGTATGATGCCTAAGGGTAGTGCTGAGTACATCATGAAGACTGGTTTGGGTAACACTATTGTGGGTAAGATTATTCGCAAGGCTGTTCAGACGGACTACCAGAACTGGCTGGAGGATATTGCCAATCAGCAGTATCAGCCGGGCTTCTGGGAGAACGTGGCAAGTGGTGCGTTGACCTTTGCAGGTGATGCCTGGAGTTATTGGCTACCGGGAGCCGCAGGTGGCAAGTTGACCAAGAGCATGGTGGCTAAGGCTGAGGGCAAACTGGCTGGTGACTTGATGGCTAAGGGTATGGAGCGCAAGATGGCAGAGCGAGCTGCCAAGGTGCTTATCGGCAAGAGTAAGGCCGAGGCTTTGAAGAGTGGAGCTGTGCATGGCGCTGTTACCTTTGGTGGTCAGTCTGCTATTTCAAAGCCTATTGATGAGGTTTATCGCACTGGTCAGTTTGACGAGAATGGCAAGATTTACAATCCTTCTGTGGGTAAGGTTATCGCTGATACTCTGGGCGAGGTGGCTAAACAGAGTGCCTTAGGTGTCTTTATGCAGGGTAATACTATTGCCAATATGATAGGCAAGGGCAGAGGCTTAGCTACCAATATTCTGGCTGATGTTGGTGGAAAGGTAGTGGATTCCGGTATTATGACTGGTCATCAGATACTGGAGCGTATGGCGCAGGATCCGAACTTCAAGCCTACAGGCAAGGATGCTGCCGAGAGTTTCTTGGAGAGCATGGCGAACCTTACTGCTATCGGCTTGCCGGGCATGATGGGCAAGTATGCCCGATTCAAGGATGCGAGGGAGTTTAACAAGAAGTTTGACTTCACGGATCAGGATATTGCCGAGTTGAAGCGATTCGGCTATGATGGACTTCGTGATGCCTTCGAGAAGGTGAGTATCAATGGCTATCGTGCTGAGGAAGACTCTTCTAATTCGACTAATCGAACAAAATTACCTGTTCCGTATGCAGAAGAGACTCAGGTGCTGAATCTCACTCAGAAGTATATGGACCTGATGAACGACAAGAGCGTGCCGGAGGTGTTGAAGGCTAAGATGATGGCTGTGGTGGAAGGCAAGCGACCTTCTTCTTTCTCGCCTGTGGTTGATTCCGTCATCGTACAGCCTATGGATCAAGACGGAAAGGTGTATCTCGAAACCTTGAATAAGGATGGCGGTATCATTGACAGAAAGGAGTTTTCTTCTCTTGATGAGGCTCAGAAGGCAGACAAGAAGCTGGAGTATGAGAAGACTCTTGGCTTAGCTTCTGTGCTGGAAGGTGAGTTCCATAATGAGTTTACCCAGGAGCATCTGGAAGACCTCTATAATCAGGCAGCTCAAAAATACTACATTGGTTACAAACTAACGGACGAGGAGAAAGCAGCAGTTTATCTTCGTCAAAATGCTGGTACTATTGATGAATTAATTCACAATCGTCAGAATGGTATTATTCTCACAGATGAGGAGCAGAAGCAGTTGGACACTTATCGCCACTTCTATGACTCAGCATTAGAAAACAGCTCTGTGTTGAGGGAGTTTGTACAAACATTTGAGGATTCTCATGGTGTGGCACGCGGTACACTTCGTAAGGCTTTGGAGTCGAAAGATAAGAAGTATGCGCCATTAGTTGAGTCTTATCTTAAGGAACTTTACAATTCCATCGAACTGAAACGTGAGATGAAAGATACTAAAGAACAGATGAACCAGACAGAAGAAACGCAAGAGACCACTGGTTCCACACAAGAAGGTGGTGCTTCGGCTCAGAATGCTGAGGCTACAGCTGAAAAGCCTGTAGATGCTTCTGTTTCTTCTGATGTTCCACCAACAGAACCGCCAACGCCTCCAGTTGGGGGTGAAACGCCTTCAAATGCGGACGATACACCTTCGGTGGAGAACAATGTTAGTCCTTCTGATGCCGATACAGCATCCAATGAAAGCAAGTCTGATGCTTTTGTTATGGGACAGAATGCCTATAAGAATGGGGATTCAGAGGCTTTGCAGGCTATCGACTATAATAGTGATTTGGCAACAGGACGTTTGAAGCGAGCGTTTGCTGATAACGAGAAGATGCCTGATATTGTAGCCAATGCCTATAATGGAGGTAGAGATATGGAGCAGTTTGTGGCTCAGCGTGCAAGTAGTTTGACTCCAGCACAAAAAGAGGCTATCAGTAAGTATGTAGAGGCAATGGATGCCAAGAAGGGTGCTATTGATGCTCTGCAGCATGCCGATGATGGCTATGGTGAGGCGTTGAAGCAGCAGCTCTGGCCATACCAGACGGTAGACGGAAACATAGTTCCTGCTACTTTGGATAGCGGAAAACAGGTATTCCTGAAGAAGGCTAACGAATATGGTGGAGCCTTTGTTGTCGTTCCTGATGAGCAGGGACAGCCTACAATTAAGCAGGTATCTAATGCCGAGATTAAAGAGGTGGGCGCTCCTGTTTCTCTTGATGAATACATTGAAAATGCGGTGGCTCAGCAGAAGGATGCAAGAGCGCAGCAGTTTATCAGTCAGTTTGATGGCAGCGGTTTGAAGCCGAATGACCGGGTGACAGTTGCCATGGAGGAAGGTGATGCTAATATTGACATGACCTTTGCCGGATATAGCGAGGACGGAAAGATTGTGCTTACTGATGGCAAAGATTATCTTCCCCTGTCTAAAGAAGAGTTTGCTGCATGGCGCAAGAATGCTCTCGACAACACAATCAATGAGCATTTGGATGCCGAGGACGATGAACGTGAACAGAAAGCAGTTTCTCAGGCTGAGGCTGATAAGAAGCAGCGTTATGCCAATGGCATCGTGGGACTGAGCGAGGGCCAGCCGGACTATTCTTCTAAGGATACAGATCCAAATGTGGCGGCTGAGTATCTGCAGGAGCAGTTTGGGGAAGACCATGGCAAACTTTTGGATCTGGTTAATGGCAGCCGTGATGACATCGAAACGCAACTTGCCAACAAGAAGAAGGCAGCTGCAGAATATCAGAACTGGCTTGATACAAATGCCGATCTTGACCCGGAAAAGGCTAAGAAGGTGGAGAACGACCTGGCTCTGGTTAATGAGCAGATTGCTGATCTTGATGCTCGTTTCAAGAACTGGAATGCTATCCGCAACAGCGTGATGACTCCTGACGAGGTGAAAGCTATGAAGGAGGAGCGCAAGGCAGAGATAGAGCGAGCTGGCATTGACAAGTCTTCCGTTCTGCCAGATGTGGATACAGGCGTTCGTATTCCAGAGAACAGTGAGCTTAAAGACAAATATCCTACTCAGGAAGCTGCTTCCGGCTACATAACGTCAGAGCGCAGACGCGTGTACAAGATGCAGGAAGAAACCCAACGAGAAATTGATGGTGTAGACAAGATACTCAATCAATACATGGATGGGGATATGGAACTTTCCGCTGAACAGTTGAGAGATCTGAATACCACCAAGGCAGAACTGGCAAACAGACAGAATGCGCTTACAGCGGATGCCAAGGCTTTGAAGGGAAAGGCTGAAAGCTTGAATATTCTTTATATAAAGGAACGAGCAGAGCAAAACAAGAAGAATCTTGAAGCTTTGTCCCCAAAAGACAGACGTAAGGAATTGGTAGCTAAAGCCTTGGAGAAGAAAGACATGAAGGCTATTAAGGAAATATATAAGGATGCAAGTACTGATGTCATGGATTTGACTCCGCGGACATTGGAGGAATTTGTGTCAGAGAGACTTTTTCCTCATAGTCTGAATGCAGAATCACTGGCGCAAGAGTTAGGATCTTCCAACTTTAGGCGTGGTATAGGCAGTAAGTACGACACTAACAAATACAACTATCTTCTGGCCAATAATGGCGAGGGATTAACTATTAGCGAACTTGCAAAGCGAGTCTGGGAAGATCTTTCCAGTACAATGGAATCAGGTGCTGGTGACGGATTACAGTCTACGTATTCAGACCAGGATGTCCGTAATGCAATTCTTGATATGTTCAAGACTTATGACAGTGTTCGGGAAATGCGTAATGTGACGCTTCTTAACCGTATTGCTGCTGCGGAAAACGAATTGTCGGGCGAAGAAGAGTGGTACGAGCAGCAGAAAGAGCGTGAAATTATCGAAAGACAGGCAGAAATTGAGAAATATCAATCGTATATTCACGACAAAGAGTTATCTTTGCCGTCTGAAAGCGAACTTGATCACATCAATGGACTTGAATTTGACCGTATGATGGAGATTGAGGATCGTGAACGAGAGTACAAACAATATGTCAAATCAATTTTACCAGAATTAGCTGATTATGATGACAGAAGCAATGAAGAAGGATATGGAGGAGGCAGTAGCCTGGGTAGCGACTCTTCACGGAGAGGAGTTGATGAAGGAAATAGCCAAGGCGAAGAAGTTGGTAACGGAGAAGCATCTTCTGAGTCCGAGATTGGAGAAGGCTCTGATAGCGGACGCAAAGGGCGACAAGAGACTGGCAGCATGGAACCTGGCGAAGGCTCAGCTGTTCGAGGCTCACATCTACCGCAAGAAGCATCCTTCGGAGAACGTTTAAAGAGTGCCATTGCCGAAACTGAGACCGAACCTACTGAGGCTCAGAAGAAGGCAGGAAACTACAAAAAGGGTCATTTGTCCTTTGGTGGCTACGATTTTACCGTAGAAACACCAAAGGGCGTGACTCGTAGCGGTAAGGACGAGCAGGGCAAGCCTTGGAGCGTGACCATGCATGATACTTATGGCTATATTCTTGGTAAAATTGGTGTGGATGGTGACCATATTGATATGTTCATCAATGATGCCGCTGACCTTGATACTTTTGATGGTAACGTTTATGTTGTTGACCAGGTGAACCCAGAGACTGGTGAGTTTGACGAGCATAAGGTGATGTATGGCTATCCTTCTGAGGAGGCTGCTACAGAGGCTTATCTTGCCAACTACTCTAAAGGCTGGAAGGGACTTGGTAAGGTTACTTCTGTGCCTAAGGCTACCTTTGACAAATGGCTGGAGTCTTCTGACCGCAAGACTAAGCCTTTTGCAGACTATGCTATGGTGCAGAAGGAACAGGCAAAAACTAATAGTGATTTCATTGCCCAGATGGAATATGATTACGAAAATGATATTCACCCATCTGAGGAGGATAAGCCTAAGATGCAAAAGTTTGTTGAACGTTTGCTTAATTTCCATTCCTATAAGGAGGACAAAATAGATTCGGGCTATACTATCTTATCTTCTAATATTCAAGGTGATAAGCTATATCCTAATGAAAAGAAATGGTTTGGTACAGGAAAATATCGTAAAGGCGTATCTTGGGTAGATAAGCAGAATAGCTGTGCTTATGAAGTCAATCCTAGATTTAATAATCGTGGTTATCTTTCTGCTGTCGGTGTTCATAAGATTGTTCCTTTGATGAAATTTGATCGCGATGTGAAGGAGGTGGAGCCATCTGAAATGACGGAGGCACAGAAGGTGGCTTATGATGCCGTATCTACTATGCTTAAGAAGGCTGGCATTCCGGTGAAGGTGGTTAGCAATGAGGATATGGAGAAGGTGGCTGATGCACAGGATAACCTGGCAGTAGAAATGCTTTTGAATGATCCAGGAGTGCAGTATTTGAAGGGTAAGGGTGTAGTTTATGGCTACACTGACGGCAAGGAGATTGTGCTGAACCAGGAGCATCTGAATCCTAACACTCCTATCCATGAGTATCAGCATCTTTGGCGTACTGCTGCCAAGAACATGAATCCGGAACTTATAGAGCATGGTGATAAACTTATCATGCAGACCCAGCTATTTGCCGATTTGAAGCAGGATCCTAACTATAATCATCTGACAGATGAGCAGATTTGCGATGAGGCTTTTGCTCGTTTGACAGGTGAGGACGGAGCTGCTATTCTGGAACAGATGGCTAAGGATGCTATCAAGGAGAATCCGCTTGATACAGCCAAGGAACTTAGCGTTATCAATAAGTTGAAGGAGTGGCTGAAGAAGTTCTGGTATTGGGCACTTGATACATTTACGAAATGGAAGCCTGAGGACATTAAGAAAATGACCTTGGAGGATATTCGTAATCTTGTACTGAGAGACCTGGCGAATGGGGTGGACCCACGTAACGTGAAGTTTCGTATTACTAAGGAAGATGCAGTTTCTCTTCGTAAACAGATGGCAGATAATGCTGAGCAAGAACGGATTCTAGAGCATACGGAAGAAAACTGGCTGAAAGAATTTGGCAAGGATAGCCGTGTTACTACTCCTATTGGAAGTATCAAACTTGGTGAAAACCAATATAAGAAGGCAGGAAGAAACGACCGAATCAAAAGATTTGGTTTGTTGAAGCCTACCCTGGAGCGTCCTGATGTTATCCTGGAGAAGTCTGCACCAAAAGAGGGTGCGGAACGACAGACTAAATATCTGTTCATCAAATCCTTTAAAAAGGCTGATGGAAACAAGATTCTGAACTATGAATCCATAACAGTAAAGCAGGGTGAAGAGGAAGTGGCGATTAGCGCACATCAAATAGATCCTTCGAAAGTTTTGAAAGAATTGACGGAATCAAAAGTGCTATGGAATCGTTTCAGAGGCGATTCTAATTCCTTGGGCGAGAATCAAGGTTCGGCATTAACTCCAACCGCAAATAACCCAAGCGGAAAGGATAGCGTCCTGAATCCTCATAGCGATGCAAATATAAGAAATAATATCGAAACCACCAAAGGAAATGGTGGAAATTTATCTGTGGAGAATAAAATAAAGGCTGTTTCTCAGCAATTTGGGGTTGATGAGGCAGATGTGGCGATGTACGCCAATGCTGTTAAGAAGGGTTCTACAGCTGAGGCTGCACGTGCCAGAGCAAATATCAAACGCCATTTGTTGCAGGCAAATGAAGATAAGATTTCCTCTTTAAAGGAACTTCTTAAGTACACTGTGCCTGTAAATAATGCCTTGAAGGAGAACTTTGGCGACCTTGATGCTATGATCGAGGAGCGCGTGAAGCAGGTGGAGGCGCAGCGTAACGCCATGGAAGCCGCTAGAAAGAGAGCAGAGGAAGAGGAAGCCAAGCGACAAAAGCACTTGGAGGAACTTTCTGTGATTCTTGATAATCAACTTGACAAGCAGTATATGGATGCTCTTGCCAAAGGTGATGATGCTACAGCCAGGGAAATGCTTGATGAGGCTGCCAGACGCAAAGGCTATGATGATACCGAAAGCGCATACCAAGGTGTAGGTGCATGGGCTGCACCGGGAAACCCTGGGTATGAAAGCGACAAGGCGAGACGTGACGATTGGGAATCCAGTGGCTCGGATGTGAACCTGGAGGATATTGCCTTGGGCTATGCTCCTCAGCCGGATGATTACTTCTCCCACCCTGAGCGTTATTCTCAGAACACTCCTCATGGATTGGAATCTGTGAAAGCTATCAATACGGCTATTGATGCCATTAAGAATGGCGAGAAGGATGTTAAGGTAAAGGTTTATCGTGCTGTTCCTACTTCGGTGAAGGAAGGCAAGTTGCGTAATGGTGACTGGGTTACTCCTTCTAAGAAATATGCCGAAATGCACGGAACAAACCGTCTGGAAGGCAAATATCGTATCATTGAAGATGAAGTTCCGGCTACTCAACTGTGGTGGGACGGTAATGACGCAAACGAGTTTGGCTTTGATGATGGCAAGGCATATAAATATAAGAATGCCAAGAATAACAGAAAGTTGAACGACCTTGTTACCTATGATAATAAGGGTGACGTTATTCCTCCTTCTAAGCGTTTCAATTCTCGCAAGAGCGATGTGAGATTCATGTTTGCTGGCGAGAAGGGTGCGGCTGAGGCTGACAAGGCTGATGAGCAAACTATCCGCATGGATAATCTTGATGTAGCCAAGCAGATGGAAAAGGCAAAGAAGGATGCCAAGATTATCAAGATGGCTACAGGTTGGGAGAAAGGTGTAGATGGCAAGTGGAGATACGAAATGCCTGATGCCAAGATAAAGGACACCATTGATGTAGGTGGTGGAAATATCGTTAAGCGTTTTGAAGAGGATATGCTTTGGACTGATGGTAAACTTGCTGATGTCATTGATGCGCCTGGACTCTTAGAGGCTTATCCTCAGTTGAAGGATGTGCGTATTGATACGGATGCCATTATGAACGATATGCCTTCAAATGGGGAATACAATCCACAAACAAAGACTATTACCATTCATGCGGATGAATTAAAGTATCTGAATAGCATTCTGAATCATGAAATTCAGCACGTAATTCAGCGTGAAGAGGGGTTTGCGCATGGTGGCACACCCGATCAGGTGGAGAGAGATTTCAATGCAGCTAAGGCTGAATGGAAGGCACGTTCCTATGCCTTTGAATTGGAAGAGAAAGCCAAGGAAATGGGTGGTGAGTACAACCAATCTGAGGTAGAGAAAGCTCTTATCCAAGAATATAAGGACATGGATATGCCTGAGTTCATTCCTGACAAGGAAACCCGAATTAAGGGATTCAACTACTTCGCACGTGGCTATGCAGACAGAAGTATGGATGATGCCATTAAGCGTTTCCGTTTGGATAGGTTCCAACGTACAGACTTTGATTCTTACCAAGAATATAGAAAGTTGGCAGGTGAGGTTGAGGCTCGTAACGTGGAGAAGCGTTTGGGTATGACCGATGAGGAGCGCAGAAACTCGTTAGCTTCCGAGACGGAGGATGTGAACCGTGACGAGCAGATCGTGATGAATGGTAATGATGCTAGCTATAGCATCGTGAAAGACCCTGAGACCATCAAGAAGCTGGATAAGGAAGACACGGTGAAGGTTTATCGTGCCATGCAGGTAGGCGAAGATGGAAAACTCTATCCACCAATGGCTGCAAAGGTGAAGGGCAAGTTTGTGGAACCTATTGAACTCGGTAAGTGGGAACAGGCAGACGAGCGACCAGAGCTTGCTGATGATAAGGGTATGTTTACCCTCAACAAGGGTAATGGTAAGTCGCTTAAGGCTGCTTACAATCCTTACCTTCATACTTCTCGCATTCCACTGAATGACCAGTTTAGCGAGGCTCAGAATCGCCCTAACATCGTAACTGTAGAGGTTGAGGTGCCAAAGAGCGAGCTGACCAGTGGCTACAAGGCTGATAAAGCCAAGGATGCCGTGGGTGAAGTAGAGTGGAAGGCTGGTATCATCCAAGGACAGCTGACAGGCAAGCGCAAGGTGGTGCTTTCTCGTTGGGATAAGCCTGTGCGTATTGTGCCTGACAGCGAGGTGGCTGATGTTATCGTCAATGATATGTTCAAGGGCAAGAATATCACTATGCCTTCGAATGTGGTTACTCCAAGTCTGAGAAAAGAGTTGGAAAAGCGAGGTGTGCCGTTTGTGGAGACCGATAACAGAGGAAGAATCGTAGGAGGCGAGAATGATGGTGTGCATTATTCCAAGGTGTACGGTAAGAAGGCTAATGTGAAACCTCGTCTCGGCTCTGCCACAATTGGCTTGAAGGCTGCAAAGGATAAGGTGGTGGAACTGTTTCATAAGGCAAAGAGTGGCGAGTTTAATGGCAAACCTCAGTCTATAGGTACTCTTACGCAAGAGGGCAAGAAGTTCCTAGAAGATTTGTCGGGCTTGAAGATGAAAGATAAGATAGACTTTGTTCTGAATCCTTCTGACTTGAAGCACATGAACAAAGACCACTTCGGAGATAATGAGAAGGATCCTGGAAGAAATATTCCTTTGACAGAGGAAGATTTGCGCTCTATGGTGGATGTTATCATGAATCCAGAGCAAGTGGTGTATGGCATCGAGAAGATGGATAATCGCAAGGCTTTCTTCTTCTTGAAGCAAGCTGAGGATGGTACATTAAATCTGGCAGAGATCTATAGTGATAAGAAGGGTAATCTTACAGCCAAAAGCTACTATAAGACGAAAAAGGGGGTTGACCAGCGAGTCATGGAGATTAAGAACTCCCTTCTCCCTACGCCCGAAGCGTCTTCTGGTTCACCCCTTTCTGATGGCAAAGGTATAAACTTTTTCTCAATTGAGCAAGAAAAAACAGCAGAAAATGAGCGAAAAATCGCTGATTCGGTAGTGAATACAGCAAATAAGCTGGGTGGTGCTGAGGCTACTGTTTATTCTTCTTTGGATGATGTGCCTGAGGAATATCGCTCAGAGGTAGAGCAGGGAGCCAAGGGATGGTACGACCCGGAGACTCATAGCGTGCATGTGTATCTGCCGAACTGTGAGGATGGCAATGATGCCCAGCGAACCGTCTTCCATGAAAAGATAGGGCATGAGGGTATGGAAGTACTTCTTGGTGGTGAAGATGGCGTGAGAAAGTTCGCCAACTTCGTTTATCGTTCCGTAGGTAAGGATGTTCGAGGCAAGATTATTGACTTTGCCAATAAATATGATCCGGACTGGAAGAACCCTGACCGCATGAATGTGGGAACGCAGGAGTATATCGCTCATTTGGCTGAGGAGGGTCCTAAGACTGCTGAGGACTTTTCTCTTTGGACCAAGATTAAGCATTATCTTATCAAAATGCTTAAGAAGCTGGGTGTTCGTGTGCCGGGACTTCTGAATGACAAGGATTTGAGATACTACCTGATGAAGGCTGGCAAGGCTCTCCATGTATGGGACAATATGCCTAAGGAGAAGCAGGAAGCCATGATGAAGCAGGCTAGCAATGCTGAAATCAAGGATGCGCTATCTAATGGTCCTGGTAAGGGTAAACCACAAATGAAGAAGGGTGAAAGCACTATTCAGTACATGAAACGTGTACAGGAGTGGCGCAAATGGAAGAATGCACGTGAGGATAAGGAGGACCCTGAACCACCAATGTTCTATGACATTGATAAGGATGAAGCAGGCAAGAAGGAATGGGAACGCCTTAACAAGGAGTGGCGTAAACGCCATGAGCTTAATGAAGATTTATATGCTGCTATTCATAATAGAGAAGACAAATTGGTGGATGCGGTTCCTTATATAGTGGAAGTTCCAAAACGTTTGAGTGAAGTTTCTGAAGGATTGAATGATACAGACTATTTCAAGAATAGAAAATTGTCAGTAAGTTCAAAGGATTTGGAATCCGTTTTACCTCTTATTGATGAGTTGAAAAGTGATATAGACGGAATAAAGCTAGATGCTGACGGTAATATAGTAAGTCAGAAGTCTATTGCAGATAAAATTGCAAAAAAGATAAACTCGCTTCATATACTAGAAACAAGCTATACTCCGTTGACTTCGGCTGACATTTTGAATGAACATGTGTTACCTATATTGGAAAAAGATGTATTTCCAAAAGGTAAGAATTTGGAGGCAATTAGCAGATCAAGATTACCAGTACGTAAAGAAGGAGAAACAAACGATGAGTATCAAAGTCGTATCAATGAATACGAGAAATGGCAGGAAGCCATGAAGGACCAGGAAGACCCTATGCCTGATATGTTTGCCTTCGAAAAGAAGAAGCAGGAGGAGGTGAAACGCAAGTATGAGGACTGGTTGGCCAGACATGAGCTTCTGGAGCAGCAACAAGCGGATTTGGACTTGTATGAGGGAAAGATTTACCCAGCAGAGACCAATCCGAAGGCTGATGACCTGGAGCAGCAGGTGATGCAGGACTTGGCCGAGGTGACCAGTACGGACGTGAGCAAGGAAGGTGCTGCAAAGACCGTGAAGCATGCCGTTATCCATCGTAGAAAGAATATGGAGGAGGCTAGTGCTGATGATGCTATCTATATCAATGATGTGAAGAACAGAATAGAGAAGATGGCAGATAGCGGTGCTTTCGACAAGTTGCTTTCTGACTACAAGGGCATGCCGAACCGGGCAGAGAAGCTGGCTGAGGCTATACCTTATATAATAGAAGCTCCTAGAAGACTGCGTGACCTGGCGCATGATTTGAATGCCACTGATGCTTTTGACAAGGGACATATCCATATCCAGACTGATGATGTAGAGGCTATCCAGCCTTTCGTGGCAGACTTGATTGCTGAGACTGCTAAGATGCATACCGTACTGAAAGACGACAAGGAGGTGAAGGTTTATGATGATCCTCAGGCTGTGAGCGAGGTGGCCAACAAGATGGCTCAGGCTATCAATGCCAATCACCAGGGCGAGGAAGGCTTTGTCCCTATTGATGGTACGGACATCCTGAGCAAGCATGTATTGCCACTGGTGAAGCAGCAGATTGTGCCTGTAGGTATCGACTACAAGAATCTCTCGCCTGAAATGAAGGCTGCCATTGATTCTATCAGAGACTGGTATAACTATACCTACGACTGGTTGAAGGATAATCACACCTTAAGAGAGGACACCGGATATAATGCCGACTATGTAAACCATATCTGGGATAAGGAGAAGAGCGACAAGCAGGCTTATGCGATGTATGTGGAGAACAGACAACGCACAAAAAGCCCTAACGAGAAGCCGAGAACTATCAGCACCTTGATGGAAGGCATTGGTTTGGGACTTGTACCTAAGACTACCGACATCACGAAGATGATGGCTTACTATAGCCGTAGTAATATCGAAGCTTGGGCAAACAAGACCATGCTGCAGGAGTTGAGCGGATTGAACGTGATAGAGCGGAATGAGGACGGAGAAATCGTTTCTTCTGACCCACTGCTTTCTTCTACGCCTCCTTTTAACCTGGAGCAATATAAGTACTTCGAGATTCCGGGCGTAGGCCCTGTATGGGTATATAATGTATCGCCTAAGCAGATGAAGGTGAAGAATCCTATCACTGGCAAGGAGAAGGTGCTTTATAGCGAGGCGAGTGCCGGGGACAGATTCGGGGTTGTATTCGAGACCTATCAGTCTTCGCCTTTCTGGAAGGCTTTTGATACGCTTGCTTCGAGTGCCAAGAAACTGGAGTTGGGCTTTAGCGGTTTCCATGCCGGAGCCTTGACGGAGGTTTATATGGTACAGAACATGGTGGAATTTGGTCCTAAGAAGGCCATGGCCAACTTTATGAAGTATATCTTTGTAGATACGATGAAGAATCATCAGTTGCCTTGCTTTGCCAATCCTGAGGACTTCCAAGAGGCTGCTATCCACTTGGTGAAGTTTGGAGCGACCAACGACTATGCTGCAGCGGATGTGCAGAACATGTTTGACAACATGCGCGATGCGATGATGAAGGTGCAGGAGAAGTTGAAGGACGGAAATAAAATTTCCGGAACGGTTGCTTTGGCTACTATGCCATTGAAGGTGGCAACGCAGATGCTTTCGCTCATCAACAAGGGCATGGATAGAGCCTTGTGGGATTTCCTTCATGACGGACTGAAACTTGCGACCTACCGGATGAGGGCAGACAAGACTAAGGAACGTGCCAAGAAGAAGGGATGGACTGAGGAGGAACTGAGCCGGGCTTTGGACGAGGACGGTCAGTTTGTGAACGATATGTTTGGCGGTCAGCACTGGGATATTCTGGGTGCCAGCCATCGAACCTTGCGCTATGCCGGACGAGTTCTTCTTTCGCCAGACTGGAATGCTTCTACCACACGTCACTTTCTGGCATTAACCGGATATGGTTCAATATGGAATGAGGCCACCTTTGAAAACTTCAAACAGTATTATCAGAGGCTCAAACATAAGGAACTTATACCGGAGGATGAAGGCAGAAGAAGCAGACAGATTTCTGCACTCCTCTGTTATGGTATCGGCTTTATGGTGTTCTATGAGGGTATTGCCAATGGCATCAATGCTGCTTTCCGTACTTTGGACGAGGAGAAGGAGCGCAAAAAGGCTGAGGAGATCAGAAAGACCAACCCAAGCTATAAGAGCATGTATGAACTTGCTTATCCTGATGGTATGAAGTGGTATGACTATCTGATGCGAGGCAACAGCCTTGGTCAGCAAAGCAAGATTTTCCTTGGCAGATATGAAGATGGTACAGAAATGTATGTGAGACATGGTAAGCAGTTCCGTGAGGTTCCTGAATACCTCTTCAACCATAAGGGAGAACTAGAGTTCCCTGGACCTATGGTACAGAGAATGATAGGTAAGGCTAACCCTATGGTGAGAATGACCTTGGACGATATAAACTATCTGAGCGATTTCCAAGCCAGCCATGCGGATCAAGAGATTCAGCGCAAGTATGGCAAGACCATCGGACTGCTTTATAAGGATGCTTTGTACTGGGCACCTTTCCTGATTCCGAGCCAGGAAAACAAGGAGTTCAAGGCCGTTGATTTCTTCTTCCCATCATCGAAGGGTTTCTCTCCATGGAAGGCTCAGAGTTACTTCAAGGACTTTATCCTTAGTGGTGATATGGAGGGCGTGGTGATGACCTATCAGAGCTGCCAGCGCAATGGTATCGACCCAGAGGCTCAGATTAAGGCTGCCATCGGCAGCGTGAAGGCACTGGAGAGTGCAGAAATGAGCGATGGAGTGACTTCCTTACAGGAGGCTAGTAAACGCTTTGATGCTGCCAAGAGTATCACGGAAAAGAAGAAGATGCGCCAGAAGATTAAGAAATTCCTCTCGCAGAGTAATTACAAGGCTTTCACTCAGAAGGAGGCTCTGGACATGGTGCAGGGTTATCTGAACGGTGATGAAGACTTGAAGGAAATGGAGAAGGCTGAAAGCAAGTACCTGATGAAGGCTAAGGCAGAGGACGTGACGGAGGACTGGAGAATACAGAACGTCTGGAACGGAACCATGGAGACTTATCGGGAGTATCAGCGTTTGAAGGATGTTGATAAGGCGAAGGCAAATGCCTTCAAGAACAGCAAGACCAACAAACGGCTGTTTGCGGCCAGAAAGGCTATCTCTGCTGCCAAGAGGAAGATGAATAAGGCTAAGAAGCAAATGGATGGTACAAATGATGCTGCCAAACTGGTAGAGATTCGGAATACCAGAAAGGAGCTGCTTAAAACGTTGAACGGAATGGAGTAGTCTTCGGGCTACTCCACTATAGGAAATGTTCTATATTTCCGAAAATAGGCTTTGGTCAATTTAATTTTATGTTCGATATTTCTACAAACAGAAAAAGGGACTTGCTTCACAGCGAGTCCCTTTTTGATAGTTATAAAAAATCTAATTCCAAATAAATTTAAAAATATGATTAATAATTCATTTATGTGTTTAAAGTTGAAGATATTGGAGCGATGTTATCCGAGAGAAGTACCAGATGCATTCTCTGGTTCCTTTTTCTTTGGTGATGCCCAGCGTATATAATCAGCCATGCTGTCATCCATGCGCTGCTGCTCACTCTTCGGATTCTCCTTCTTTTTTTCGCCCCAGAGCCGTTGGACGATGCTATCCAAACACCAGGACCAATCGCCATCGAGCGTGACGAACTTGGATCTAGGGACAACGGTAACCGTAGAATCATTCTTCTTCTCGTCCTTTTCATCTTTACCTTCTGGTGATTCACCCTTTGCGGTGATAGAGGTAAAAGGAACATTATTTTCCTGAAGGAACTTTTCTACATCATCTTTTTTGCTATCGCAGAGTTTGATGTGGATAGCAACCTTGTGCTTATCTAAGGAGGTAAGTGCTTCTTTTGCCTTTTCTACCAGAGACAAGTTGCCTTTATCATCTTTAGTAATGACGCAGGCTTCATGTACATTGATTGATTTACCCATAATTTAAAACGTTTTAAATGAAATGCGGAACAAAAATAAGGAGAAAATATGAAAAAGTAATGTTAAGTTGCGCAACTTATCACTAATAAGCGAGAAAAATGCGGTATTTTTGGCGAAAAATTGAGAATTATGGTTGACAATCATGTAATAAATGACATATCGAACTATGCAGAGCCAGGACCAGACTCACTTGAAGGAGTGAGTCGGGAGCGGTTTACGCAGAGCCAAAGCAATCTTCTGTTGCTGCAATGGGCTTGCCAATACTTCTATGATGGTGCAGAACTGAGAAAGAAGTGGAAGCGAGCGCAAGACTTCGTGATGGGAAGACAGTTGGAAGAGTTGATAGAATGGAACGGAAGAAAGATTACCATCCGGCAGTATATGGAACTAAAAGGTATGCCAATACTGGAATACGATGTAATCGGAGACAAACTTCTTTCGCTCGTAGGTCTTGTGCGCCAGCAGCGCAGTACAGCTACATGTAGTGCCGTGGATCCAAACGAGGAAGACTATATCAGTTTCTTCAATGAATATCTTCGTCAGAACGACAACTTGAACGACAGGCAAGAGTTAGATGCGAGAATGTTCTATTCCTTCTGTGTCTTCGCCTTTGTGGGCATGAAAACCTATTATGGCAGAAGGGATGGCAAGAATGGCATCTTTGACTATTCTGTAGACATCTTTAAGTTAGCTTTACCACCTTTCTTTAAGTATGACCTGAGCGATGTGGAATTTATTGCTGAGGCTCATGATTTGACTTGGCGAGAGATTATTGCTACCTTTACAAATGGAAGCAAGGAAGAGGCTAATAAACTCAGTGAGATCTATCTAAAGACGCAGCGCCATTTTGCGCCCGAACAGACTTATCACCCGACTGGTGAAGCCCAGTATGCCGGAATAGATGATTTCACCCATTCTTCAGTAGTAGGCAAGTACCGGGTATTGGAAATCTGGACAAAAGAAACCAGGCCAGCCATCTGGGTGCATGACTGGGAGAGTGGAGATTGCGGCTATGCTTCTCCTGACCAGCGAGCCTTCTATGAGGAAAAGAAGCGCAAGATAGAGGAATCCAACATCATGAAAGATGAGAATGGCCTACCTGTGCTCGATGAGAATGGTGAGCCTATCTACTATGTAGACCCTTCTGAACTTAAGACCATCGAAATTAAGGATGAGGCTGAGACCTACTGGTTCAGAAGATACCTTACCCCTAATGGCTATCTGCTGGATGCCAGGGAATCGCCCTACTATGTGCTGAGAGACGGTTTCAGAACTTCCATCATGCCATATACCTTCGTGGCTTATCCTTGCCTGAATGGTGAGATAAGAAGTTTCTCTATGCGTGCCGAGAACAACCAGCGCACCTTGAACCATTATATGATGATGATCAACTTCATTGTAGCGAATGGTGCCAAGGGAACGATGCTTGTTGACGAGAACGCATTGAGTGAGAAACAGAGCATCGATGAAATGCAGGTGAACTATACCAAGACGGATGGTCTTATCTTATGGAACTCCAAGAATGGAGGTAAACCACCTCAGACATTGGTCAACAAGAGTATTCCGGCAGGTGTTGACTTCATGGTGAACTTTGCCAAGACGATGGCAAGCGAGGGAACTGGTGTACAGGGTGCTCTTCAAGGACAGCACCGGAATACCAGCGGTAAGCAATATCAGTTGGAAAGAGAATCATCATCTACCACCATACAGGACTTTGTTGAGAGTTTCAACAACTTTAAGGTACGTGTGGCCAAGAAGAAACTTTACCTGATACAGGAATTTTGTACCGATGCTGACAGCGTGAAACTGACAGGTGATGAATTTGAAATTCACTTCAATTCAGAGACCATGAGGGATATGGATTTAGATGTTTCTATCGACTTGGATGCATACAGTCCACTTATCAGAGCTGCCAACAACGATATGGCTTGGAACTTCATGACCAGCGGTAAGATGGATCCATATACGATGCTTACGGTAGGGCAATTCCCTGGTACGAGCAGAATGAAGAAGTACTTCAAGGAACAGTTGGAGAAGCTACAAGCCATGCAAGCGCAGCAGCAAGCGAATGGCGAAATGCCTACAGCAGGAGTTGAACAACAGCAGACTGGTACGCCTGCAACACATCTGAAAGATGTAAACGATGGAGCAAATGATTTGGCAGCTCTTCCTTCGGCAGCTATGTAGAAAAGAAGTTCTTAGATAATTCATAATATTGAACGAAATGTTGTTCAGTTCTTAGATTAGATTATTTTATAGGTGTTTAGTTTTTAAGGTAATTTGATTGTGAAGAGGAAACCGTGATGGTCTCCTCTTCTTTTTGTTTAGTCAATACCATGTTTCTTCTTGTATATGCGTAACTTAAACATCGGGGTAGAAACTCGGTACATGTAGTATTCTTGCCATTGTTTCAACTTCTTTGCTCTAACCTTGTTGTCGGCATCGCAGCCGATGGCTCCCCACTTGGAAGGAGTGTAGTAGTAGGAGGCAGCCTTGATGTCTTCTACGTTCTTGAAGTAGCGTGTTGCCTTCCACTTGCCCATCTGGACTAATCTTCGATATGCGAGCATATTCTTTCTGTTAGGATCGTAGGTCATGATCGCAAAATCTTTATGCGACTGGTCGTAGAGCATGTAGAATCTCGGCGCACCACATTCTTTATACTTGGCAATGGTTACCTTGACTCCTTTTTGCCACATGCGTGTGGCACGGAAGAGTTCGATACGAGTGACGATAGGCTGGTAGATGGCTATGAGCATCTTACGCAGCAGGTTTGAATAACTTTGTTTCATTTTTCTTTTTACTTTTAATTATTAACTTATATGGACAGGCGATAGAATCGCCTGGAACGGTGACTATACAGGGGGGAACGGATTATGCCGCTGGATAGATAGAGGTTAGCTGCCACCACCTATTCCGGCCAAATCGGCTACTACTGGTGTGCGGTTGCGGAGACGTTCACGCTCTATCTCTGCCTTTGAACGGAATGGAACGATTTCCGGTGCTGGCATATCCTTTTCTACGTAGAGGGCAATGGCTCGCGCCATGACACGGTCATCATGCTTTCCGGCTATGGCTCCATAGCAGTCGTTCTGCTTGTAATAGAGGAAGTAGGTACATTCGTCTATTGCCGCAAGTTCTCGTTCCATATAGCCAGAATCACGGATGATGCGGGCCATGGTCTTCACTACTGCCACCTTGGTTGCCTTGTTGGTATTGAATCCCCATTTCATTTCGATATTCTTCACCTTTTTCAGTTTGGACTGGGAGGCACTATACAGGTTGTCGTAGAGTGGGAGGAGGATAGGGAAGAACAGCTCAGACTGGTTGCCCTCAGTATTGTTCATGCGCGAGTAGGCGGTATTGTTCTCGATGACCAGATAAGCATCATTATAGAAATGGGCTAACTGGGCACAGCGCATAGCCAACTGATCGGCATCGCAGTGACCATGCCATTCAGCTACGATTTCCGGTACACCACCATAGATTTCATCATAGCGGTCGAGGACTACAATATCTGAGAAGTCGGAGGTTTTATGAGAACCACCAATATCGCAGGCAACGATATACCGATGTCTGACAATCTCAGAGTTGTCTGGTCCAGCCCACACTTTAAGCGGTCCACCTGAACGCTCGATGAAGCGGATATTGTTCATGCAAGCATCATCGGCAGCATCATAAGAGTCACCTTCAATGTCACCCACCATGATAGGCTCAATACCCTTGCAGTCCTCTTCCATTTCCTTCAACTTGTATGGGTCGAAGACTGTAGTACCTGAGAAGAGGAAGGCTTCTACATCATCAGAAGGGAACTCCTGACGCATATCGTCAAGAGTCTCATACTCCTTGGACTTCTCAATATACCAATGGATGCCCTCTAAAGATGCGCCTTTACATTCGTAGAGCCACCAATAGTACTTACCATGACCTTGCTCGTCATTGCGATTCTTCCACAGCCAGATGGCGAAATCGGCACGTTCATCCTCGGAAGCAAATGGCAATATATATTTTTCAATTTCGAACCATGCCACGAAGACAGGAATAAATGCTGACAGAGGTTTTCCGTCTTTGTCTACTGAGTTGGCAGCTACCCAAGCATCATGGAACTCATTTTCACGACCATTTGGGGTTGACTCTCGGACAATGAAGGTAAGAGGATCTGGCTGAATAGATGATGATGCAGCCTTGATCACCTTAGCCGGAGTCCACTCTGTAGTATTCGGGAAGAAGGCTTCCTCGGTGATATGTGCGAGGGCAGCATCACCGGAACGACAGGACTCAGGGTTACGAGCCGAACCAGTCTGAATCTTGCAGGAACGAGG